ACACCAAGCTCTAATAACTCATCAACCTTGAAAGCAAACATATCTCTTTGGGTTTGGAACTGTGGCGTTACATCTTCAAGATATTTATCTCTTAGACCTGGGCTTTCATGCCACATATTAACAGCACTATCAATCATGTTTTCTGTATCTACGGCATGTGTCTCTATAGATTTTTGAGCTACTTGTAAGTTCTCAGCTTTAAAAAGATTAGCTTGATTCTGATAAACTTTCTGTCCGTACTGAGCAATCTTGTCATCTGCCATCTGACCAAAACCACTAGCAAAGTCTGCACCTAGCTCTGGATCTTGTGACATTGCATCTAATTTACCCTTCTTAAATGCGTTAGCCTTTGTTATAAACGAGTTATAGTCATTCTCGTTATCAATAGATAATTTACCAATATGAGTAATAATGTCATCTTCTTGGCTATTGATATAAGCTTTAACATCTGCATTATGTTGTTGAACTGCTGCTATTCTTTTACGCTCTTCAGAAGTTGCAATTGTAGATGCAAAATCAGATAATGAATTAGATAAAGACTCCCAGGCATTAGCCTCGGTCATATCTGCTCTACCAACCCTTCTACCTTGTTGGAATGTGTACTGGGCGAAATCTGCCATAATTAACCTGCTATATATTTACCTAAACCTGTGCCAGCTTTCATCCACCCCGATGTTACCGCTGCACTTCCTGCTGTGTGTAATCTCTGAATTTCACGACCTGTAGATGATATATCAGCACCACGCTCTAACTGGTATCCAAGTCTAGACTGTTGAGCAATTGTTGCTGCTGAACCTTCACCACCTGCTATACCTCTTGAAGCCCAATAAGCTCTCTGGCCTGCTTGCGCTCTTCTTAAATTCTGTAGTCTTTGTAATTCTCTATCTTTTGAGGCTTGCTCTTCTGCTCTAGCTTGTTGTTCATAAGCTGTCTTTTGAGCTTGGCCTGCTTGTACAGCGCTTACTGCGCCTAATACTTGCGCACCACCGCCTACTAAACCGCCTAATGTCATTTGTCCTGCTCCACCAAATAAACCTGCTGTGCCTGCTGCTGGTGCTACTCCGCCTAATAATAAAGGTGATCCGCCTGCTGCGCCTACTAATAATTCCATAATTAACCGCCTTGTGCCTGAATTTCTAAAGTTAATCCTAACAAAGTCATAGGTGTAGGATCTGATTGTGTTACTGTAACTTGTGTTGTCTTAGAGTATCCCAACATTGGTACTGTCTTCATACCTGTGAAACCTGTTGGTGCTACGCCTAATACGCCTGTGCCGAAACCTTTATCTGTTACTGCTTTACCGTTTATTTTAATACCGTTTGCTTCATATAATTGAGCTGATACACGTAAGATTCTACGCTTGGTGGCATTAATAGGGCCTGAGCCAAATGTAATATTAACTGGCATAGTCTTGACTTCTAGATCGTAGTTAATACCTACTTCTGCTTCATCAAATATACGTGCTATAGAATCACCGTCACCTGGTGTAATATTATCCATCACTGAGCCATCTGCTCTTACTCTACATTCTTGGTTGTTTAAATGCGTAAGATCTAAGCCAAAGTATGTACCATAGGTATCAATATCTTTAATCATTGCACCAAGGATATATTTCTCTACGTTTGCGATAGTGGTTGCACCTGCAGTTCCAGAAATATACTGGAGTATTTCTGTAATATCAGAGATATTGATAGAGCCATCTTTAGTAATATCGCCTCGCATATACCCATCTTCAACTTCTTCAATAAGTGCATGTAATGTAGCATCACCTGTAAAGCCTACGTTATATTTGGAAAGCTCATCACTAAATGCTTGTGCTGCTGCAATCTTAGCACCTGTTGCCTGCACTGCTGAATCTGTATAGTAGTTATTATCTAGAGCTTCGATTGTGTAGATAGTAGATCCGTTAATTGTTCTCTTCACATGGAAATACACCACATCTTCTACTACTGATACGTCTTTAATTAAACCATCTGTAGTAAATCTAGTCCAAGCTGTAACTTGTTCTGCTCTATTGGTAATAAATACAGCCACTGTACCATCTGCATTAACAACATATAAGTAGTTTCCTTCGTTATCAACATCACCTGTTTGTGCTGCCATAGCTACTGGTGAATTAATAAGATGAGGGGCAAGCAAATTCACCTCAGTGGAGACATACGAGTTTTCGGTGTAAGTATATAAATACTCTCGAACCTGCTTGCCGTTCCTTTGAATAAACATTGTTGCGCCATCTACATTGATAGGTGGTACTGCTTTAAGTACACCAAATTTTGTCTGACGCAACACACCAACTGATGCTGGCTTAATAGGACGATCTGGAATAAAGAACTCACCACCTGAAGTGAAGATCTGTAAATGTCTTCCCGATACTAGGTGGTAAATAGCATTAACCTGGTCTGTGTCCATCGTAATGTCAATTGAATCTGTATCATCACCAAAGCCACGATCAAAGTTAAAGAAGTCACCTGTCACTGATCCCCATAATGTTTGTGGGCGTGCAGTTGAATTAGATAACCACATCCTTGATTCATGAAATGTAACTGAACCAGGGTAGCCATGTGTTGCTGACCACACAGGTTCTTCTAATGAAGCATCAACACCATCAATAGCATTGTTATTCGTAAATTCTTGTAATATATTACCTGTAAATACAGTTGACGATGTATATCCTGTAATTCTAACAATACCACCATTACCTTCAAACATGCCACCAACATGATCAGCTGTAACAGGTGAAGCGCCTGAACAAGTAATTGTGACTATATCACCTACTACTGGGCTTGATGGGGAAATAGAAAAACTACCTGCATCATAATCTCTGTTAAAGTCATACGTTGGGTAGTACGTGAACGTCATTGAGCTGATAGTCCACGTTGTATCTGTAGCACCACGTACAATCTTTCTAGGTACGTAGTCATTATGACAAAGGATCAAAGTGTCTGCACTCTGCGTCCAAGTCATTTCTTTAATTTCTGTGGCGTTATATGGTGTCACCAAGTAATCATTGCCAGAACCGTTAATATCAGTCTGTAATACGCCATCCATGTAGATGTACATCTTAGAATCAACAAATACAAGCAAGTATGTCTGTGTAATGTTGAACTCAAACTTAACTAAACGAACTGCTGACTCTGTTACAGTATCAATATACTTCATACCAGGTCTGCGCTTAACGCCACCTTGACCTAAACAGATAACATTAGTTAATGTCTCAGCGCCTTTAGCATAACTTTCTACATCAATCCTTGCGGCTAATCTAGGGTCAAGCTCTCCAGCGATAAACGATGCTTGAGATGCGGTTGCTTTAGCCATTAGTACCTCGAATTAATTAATCTAGAACCCTCTAAGGCATCTGGGCCGATTGAAGGTGTAGATTGTGAATCAATAGTTTTAGCTCTTTGTAATTGTTTGTCTGCCAGTCCAGCGTAGTAATCACCCTTAGTAGCTGACTCAGTAATAGGAATAGCAAACACTGCTGCTAGTCTTAACTCTAATAGTTCAGTGAAGTAAGCAGGCAAGAATGATTCATCTGGCTTATACGTATAGTCCAGGATCATTGACGTATTGTCTGAGTATAGCTTATCCGCATAGATCTGATAATTATCGTTGCCTTCATCTACGTGTTGAGCCACTAGGAAATCAGCAGGCAGTTGGTATGCATAATTCCACTGGTTAGTAGGTGTAGCTGTTAGCCTTGATAGTGTTGCCTTATTTGATGCAAAACGCCAAGGATGAAGTGTTAGTAAGCTTTCATAAGTTGGTTGATATAAATTAGCTGCAATAAGAGCCGCTACTGTATCTTCTGTAAATGAAGCTATAGGATTCTCACCGATTAATAATAGAGCATTTGATGCAATATCAATGTCTGAGTAATTCTTAACTGATGACATATTAGTTTCCCAAATTAGTTTAAGAAAAGCCCCTCGTTAGAAGGGCCAGTCTTAACTTAACTTATGCAGTCTCGTCAATGTCAACTTGTACTGTACCTGTCTTATCAACAACTACCGCACCAGCTTTAACTTTACCTAATGACAACCAAGAAACCTTCTCAGGTACGTAGTTTACTTCAGTAGAAACATCAATACCTACAGCTAAACCAACAGCTGACTTGTGGTATGCCCAGCAAGAACGGATGTTAGAAGCAACTGTTAGACCACCTTCAGAACGAGTTTCGATCATCTTCCACTCGAAGCCCATGAATGTGTTCATTTCACCTGACATCAATACACGTAATGCGTTGTAGTCTTGTGAAGTGATAGTTGAGTTGTTCATCATTGATTCGATTGCCGCAGCAGAACAAACCATAACACGACCCTCTGATGGAACGCCTGCGTCATTTAGTTTAGATGAAGCTTCAGCGATCTTAGCTAAAGTCATGTTAGTACCACCGTTAGCAATAGAAGGTGGAGAAGTTACATCTTCTAGAGCATCGATGATTAGCTGATCTACTCTACGACCCAAAGCACCAGCAATAGTTTGTGCTAGTTCTGTACGCTCATCAAAGTTTACTTCTGCAGCATCAAAGATGTCTGTGTACTCAGGTGCAACATAGTTACCAAGAGTACATGCAACTTTAGCATGAGAAACGTCCATTGCTGTAACGTCTGATTGAGTAGTACCACGAGCAGCGGCTGTGCCTTTACCCATTGTACGGAAGTTATGTGTATCACCAACTACGCCTGTACGAACTCGTACTGTATCACGTAATTTACCTGCGCCAGCGAAGGCATGTTTTACTTCTGCGTCAAACTGAGCTGATGCCGAAGAACTTAAATTAACTGACATGTTAATCTCCTATGAATTAAAAAATTATCTTACTTTCTCGATTCAAAGTAGCCTATATGGGTTTGAATCTAGTGCTTTTGAGGCACTTAATCTACTCATACAGGCCGATTAACGGGTATCTGTGGCTTGATTATAGCAAAAAACTACATCAAGTGTTAATTATTTATTGTCTGATTGTTTTTGCTGGCTCTGTGCCAAAGAAATTATCAAACTTTTGTTTTACTTCATCTCTATATGCTGCTGAAGTTTGGTATCTCTCATCCTTCATTAGATCATATAAAGCTTCTTTTGTAACTGTGTTCACTGGTTGTGCTGTATCAGGTGCTGAAACTTGCGTCTCTCTAGTAAGAGACTTCATTCTTTCTAACAATCTAAAACCATCTGCTGTCGTTGCTAGTGATTGTAGAGTAGCAAACTCGCCTTCATCTAAAGTACCTTTAGCCCATTGCACCATGTCTGAAACTCTTTGACCTGCATCTGGGCCAATCTTCTTCATCTCTTCTTCCATGTTAGGCTGTGAACCTACAATGTTATTAACATATAAACCTAGTAATTCACTATGAGCATCTTGTGACAAGCCTGCAGCCTGCGCCCACTCATTGAAACTATCTAGTAACGGATCGCCTTCTGGGATCTCTACATTCAAACCTTCAGGGATAACTGTCTCGTATCCGTTTTCAGGTGCGCCTGTAAATGAACCTAATTTAGATTCTAATCCTGTATATGCCTTAGCTTGGTCTGCTATTGTTGCATACTTGCCTGTTTTAAACCATTCTGGTGCTTCTCCCTCTCCTGCTACACCTTCTGATAAAAACCAGCTATTCTCTTGGTTTGTTTCTGTTGAATCTGCTACGTTCGTATCCGTAGCTTCCTCTGAGACTGCTGCCTCATTTAATAATGATTCTTCACTCATTGCTTTCTCCGTTGTAAGCGCCTTTTTCTTGTCTCATAATGCAGGCTTTGAACATACGCACCACACTATTTTGACCCTCTCGATAGTATCCTGTGCCTTCCACTTGGCCAGGTGTACATACCGTTGCTTTGATATAACGATCTTCAAGCCACTCAAGAACCTTCTTGCCGTCCTTGGATTTAAATAGCTTTGCAATCATTGCATCAAAATCTCTTTGACTTTCTATCATTGACCCTCTACAAGTTGTTGAACTGCTTCTGGATTTTTAGATGCTGCTTCTACTGCTTGTTGTGCCATTGCTGCTTGTTGCATCTGAGCTTTTAAAGCGTCTCTTTCTTCTTTATCTCTAATAAGTGTTTTATCAACACCTAATAGTTGAGCAATATGCTCAGGGAATGCTTCAAGATCTAAACCAATCTGCATTGCCTCTGGGCCTACCATGCCAGCAAACTGTACAAACTGGCCTAGCTTAGTAACTTCGTCCATGTCTTGCTGTTGTGCTAGTGGTGAAATAACTTTAATTTCAACTACTTGGCCACCCACTTTAATAGGTGCAACTTTCTTATTGCGCTCTAGAATATAGTAAGCACGTTTAATTAGCTTATTAATAAATTCAATCTGTAATCTACCAAATGAAGATCCGATGTCTGACATTAACTCTTGTTGTCTAATGCTGATCTCAGTTGCCGACTTAGTCGGGCCTGTTACTGCGCCTAACTGGTCATGATATAAAGCTTTACGGATAGAGTCTCTTAAATCACCAAGGATTAGCTCTGATACGTTGAAATTGCCACCCGATACTAACGGCTGTAATGAGCCTTGCTGACCTACTGGTACAATCGCACCTGGTGCTACATTGATAGTCCATGGGTTTAATACACCATCATCTACTGCTGTATATACACCTGCAATCTCTTTCTCAGCATTTTTCAAAACGAACTTAACAACTTCATTAGCTGTCTTGATGTCTGGTAGTGCTGTCATGATAGGGCCACGACCGTAACGCTCGCCTGCTACCTTAGACCATCTGAACACAATCCAAGGACTTTGCTCAAAGTAATCTTCAAATACAACATGCTTAGTAGCTGATTCAATAACCACAAATGAGTA